CACACGGATACCAAAACGCAAGTAGGTGCTACGGCAGATACTACTTCCGTTTATGGTCAGAGTGTTGCAGGTAAAGGAATCGTCGACGGCGTGGGCACTTTGTCCGGCACTGGGTACTATGACCTTCAAAGTGGTTATGCTTCCCCGACTGGTTCTCTTGCGGTCGTCGGCACGGACGCGGCAGGTTCGGCTCTGGCCCAAACCGCCACGCTTACGGTAACAGGTTCGCAAATGGGCACGGCGGGCAAGACGCTCACCGCTATCCTTGCAGATGAAGCGCTCCGGCGTGCAGTTCGCTTTGATCCAGATGTTGAAAACGGGACTGCGGCTAATGAATGGTTCCAATTCCATGTTCGCCTTAGCGACACCAACCTAGCGAAGTTCAATCTGAGCAACATGTCAGCGTTTAAGTTGACGACTGATGTTGCCGGGACAACTGCCTTTGCTGGCGGGTTGACCTCACCGACTTTGGTGCGTCGTCTAACCCATCGTGGTTATACGGACGCTACCGGTGCTATTGTTGCTGGTTCGGTCACCGGTGGCTGGATTACTTTTTATCTTGAAGGTGATACCAGTGATACCGCTGCTTCAGAGGTGGCGGCTGCAACGATTTATCTCGTTGGTCCGGCAGCTGATTCGCTTGGTGCCGCAGACGCGCTTGGCGCTTTGAAGGGTCAGGACCAGTGGGGTCTTGAAGGTATTACGGATCCACACTCTGGATTGTCCGCGTCGAATCAATATAATCAGGATATCCCTGAGATTGATATCAAAGTGGATAGCATTGCTGTGACAGCCGTAACCAAGAAGCTCAAGGCTAAGTGGACACCGGAATTGGGGCAAGACCTCAATGCCTACCACAACCTTGACGCCGAAGTTGAGCTTACTGGTATTCTCTCCGAGCAGATTGCTCTTGAGATTGACCAGGAAATTCTCAATGACTTGGTTCAGGGTGCTACAGCTGGCACGCTCTATTGGAGCCGTCGCCCCGGTCAATTCTTGGATCCCGAGAATGGCACCGCGTCGACCACCACTACCGCACCTCCCGACTTCACGGGTACGGTTTCTGAGTGGTATGAAACGCTTATTGAGACAATCAATGACGTTTCTGCCCGAATCCATCGTAAAACTCTTCGCGGTGGAGCCAACTTCATTGTTTGTGGCCCAGAGGTTGCAAACGTTCTTGAATTCACTAGCGGTTTCCGTGCAAAGGTAACTGCTGACGAGGACAAGGGTGAAATTGGTGCTGTGAATGTCGGCAGCGTCTCCAAAAAATGGGACGTATTCGTCGACCCTTATTTCATGCGGAATGTAATTCTCGTGGGACGTAAGGGTAACAGCTTCCTAGAGAGTGGTTATGTATACGCGCCGTATGTGCCGTTGCAGGTTACTCCTACTATCTTTGGAACCGAGGACTTCTTGCCCCGCAAGGGCGTGATGACTCGTTACGCCAAAAAGATGGTTCGACCTGACTTGTATGGTCTTGTGATTGTGCGTGACCTCGTAGGCTAATAGCTTAGCTTAGTCTAGCTACTAGTTTATAAAATAAAGCCTCGTGTTAGTTCGCTAGCACGGGGCTTTTCTTTTGTTGAAAAACTAATTAGGTTTGAGGTATATCACCATGGCAGCACCAAACCTAACCCCGGCATCGTCGACAAGCGTTTCGAAGCTATCTTCGACGGGCACGTCTGGTGCGGTTGCAGACCTCCTGGCTTATGGGATATATAACACCGCCACCTTTCTTGTGGGTGCCGCAGACCAAGTTACTTATACTTATCAAAAACTAGGCGGTGACATTCTTGACATCGAACTAAAAGACGCTCAGGTTTATAATGCCTATGAGGAGGCTACACTAGAGTATTCTTACCTCGTGAACATCCACCAGGCTAAAAACATTTTAAGTAATGTTCTTGGCGGCACTACAGGCTCTTTTGATAACAATGGACAAATAGTGTCTGGTGATCCTTCGGGCTTGGAAGACGCAAATGTTAATCTCAGATTTCCCAGATTCGATTTTGCATATGCCAGACGGATTTCTTCGGGTATCTCTATGGAAGCGGGCATGGGTTCTGCCGAGATTTATTCTGCCTCTTTTGCTTTGACTGCAAGCCAACAGGATTATGATTTGCAATCAATTATTTATTCTGCTTCTGCTGACCCGGCCAACGATGGCGTGCTCAATTATTTTGGTAAGGTAGGAAAAAGTAAAATTGAGGTCCATAAAATATATTATAAAACAAAGACAGCTAGTTGGAGATTTTTTGGATATTATGGCGGGCTAAACACTGTTGGTAATCTAGGCACCTATGGACAGTACTCTGATGATTCAACATTTCAAATCATTCCTGTGTGGCAGAATAAAGCGCAAGCGATGGCTTATGAAGATTCAATTTATACGCGAAACTCGCACTGGTCTTATGAGCTAAAAAATAATAAAATTCGTATATATCCTATTCCTACGAACCTTTCGGCCTATCCGAATAAACTCTGGGTGCAATTCGCACCTACTGGAACTGATACGTGGGATGAACCGCATGACCGGCGTGAAGGTGCGTTGGGAATTAATAATATGAATACTTTGCCTTTTGAAAATATTCCATACAAAAATATTAATTCGATTGGTAAACAATGGATTCGCCGGTTCGCTTTGGCGATATCGAAGGAGATGTTGGGATACACACGAAGCAAGTTCGCGTCCATACCCATCCCAGGTAACGACATATCCATGAATGGTTCGGATTTGATTTCTCAGGGAAAAGAAGAACAAACCGCACTTAGGGATGAATTGAAAACAATACTGGATGAATTAACATATGGGCAACTTATCACGGGTGATGCAGATGCCGTCGACGCATCGAATAAAATTCAGATGAATGTGCCCATGTTAATTTATAGCGGGTAAGGAGGAGTGATGGATGGCAGACCCAGATAATAATTGGACGCAGCCAGCTGCGCCCCCTCCTCCACTATTTACTGGAGATAAAGAAAGAAATCTCGTCAAGCAAGTCAATGACGAACTAATTGAACGAGTAATTGGACAGCAAATTGTTTATTATCCAATCAGTGTGGAACACACGAACTATCATCCTTTGTACGGAGAGGCAATTAGGAAAACGTTTTTACCTCCAATTCGCGTATACGCGATTGTCGACTGGGAAGGGAGCGAAACCACCACATCAAACTTCGGTATTGACCGCAAAGCTTCGATTACGGTACGCTTCCACAAACGGAGACTGGTAGACGACCAGGACTTATATGTAAGAGAGGGCGATTTTGTTGCTTATGGGGACCAGTTTTATGAAATTGTAACACTTGGGCAGCCCCGAGAGATGTTCGGACAGACGAAACATAAGATGGAAATTGTTGCAAAATGTATTAAGGCTGGGGAGGATGTGTTCGATGCCACGTAATTTCAAGCCAGAACCAAAACTAAGAGAAGTTCCTTTCCAGCCTTCTACAATAGAGACAGCGGATTATGCTATTGTAGATTGGGCGAAGGCGCTTAATTTACACTCTACAACGAGTAAGGGTTGGAAACCGGTGCCCATTCTGTGGGTTGCCGCTGAGCGCTCTTATTCTGTAAAAAGTAATAAAGATCTTCGCGACAGTGGTGGAGCTATGAAGGTGCCCCTTATCACAGTTGAAAGAACTTCGATGACGAAAGACCCATCGCGTAAGGGTACTGCCTGGGCAAATGTGCCAATCATTAATGATTATAAAGGCGGTGCTATCACAGTGGCGCGAAGGATTCAACAAAAGAAAAGTTCCGCGTTTGCGTCAACCAAAACTAAAGACATCTTTGGGCAAAAAACTTTTCCATATAAAAACAATCAAGTTGTATATGAAACAATAACCATCCCAATGCCCGTTTATGTTGACATTTCTTATAAAATTAGTGTTCGCGCAGAGTATCAACAACAAATGAATCAGATAATGCAACCATTTATTACCAACACCGGGGGCGTAAATTATTTTATTTTGGAACGGGACGGTCATCGTTTCGAAGCTTTTATGCAAGACGATTTTTCACTAGAGAGTAACGTATCGGAGATGGGCGAAGAGGAAAGGTATTATCAGACGGTTTTTGACGTGAAGGTTTTTGCTTACTTGATTGGTGCAGGCGAAAATCAGGATACGCCAAAAACCGTCATTAGAGAAAACGCGGTTGATGTAAAGATTGGAAGAGAGCGCGTCATTTTTGGAGAAGAAATAGACCACCCGGCGTCGAAAAATAGGAAACCCGGCGACGACGGTAAGTATCGCAGCTAAAAATGGTTTTTCAGCATTTGAAAGACTATTTACTAGAGAAAATTCTTTGATTTAGAGGAGAAATAATCATGTCGGTAAAGAGATTTAAGTTCGTATCACCCGGCGTTTTTGTTAACGAAATCGACAATTCGCAATTG